GAGAAAAGCATGGCACAGCAAAAAGAAAAGCTAAGCCACTGGGTTTATGCCGGTATTGCCAACCGAGATAAACTCAGGGCTCTTAACGCTTTCACTAGACTATCTGTAGACCTTAGTCAGTTTATAGATATATGTGTAATAGCCTTTGACGTTGATAGAGACGACGTTCTTGGGAGAACAAGACTACACGATTGTGTACTTGCACGGCATGCGTTTGCAAAGATAGCAAAAGATAATACAACCCTGACCTATGCTGCTATAGGTAGGTTTCTGGGTAGAGATCACGCTACAATTTTGCACAGCTGTAAAACAGCAGACAATTACATAGAAACGTACCCATACTTCAAGGATAGGTATGATGTATGTACAAAACTGCTGAAAAAGATGGAGGTAGTAAAGGATGCAGGAGATCTAGCTACACTAGCTAGTCGAATTGAACTAATAAAACAAGAAAATGGAGATTAAATTAATGAAAAACAAAAAGCAGATACATGAGGTAAAAAATCAACAGCAGCGCAAAGCCCTCAATGCATGGGCTAAAGATGGTTTTAATGGGAGCATTATTGCAGGCACAGGCTTCGGTAAGTCTCGCTGTGGGGTATTAGCTATTAAGAAGCTACTACAACCTGGAGAGAGAGCCTTGGTTCTTGTCCCCACTACTCAATTGCAAGATCAATTTGCAGAAGAGTTTAAGAAGTGGGATGCAGATGATGTTCTAAATCACACAGATATTATATGCTATCAATCAGCTTACAAGCTGGAGGATGAGCATTACAATATCGTTGTGTGTGATGAGGTACACTTAGGCATAAGCCCGCAGTACCGTAAGTTCTTTGAGAACAATACGTACGACAGGTTATTATGCATGACAGCTACGGTCCCGGAAGATGACGAATACCGTAACTATCTTATGAAGCTTGCCCCGATTCGCTTTCACATCTCTCTTGATGAGTGTGTGGACTTAGGATTGGTGAGCCCATACGAGATAGTTTGTATCCCGGTTGAACTCAACGAAGAGGACCAAGCAGCATACAAGAAAGCACAGAACAAATTCTTGCAAGCCAAGTATCGTATTGGGGACTTCGATGCATTTACTGCAGCTAAGCTTATCTTAGCCAAGAAGATTCCTGGTGATGCTGGTGCCGCAAAGATGTTTTTCAATGCAATATCAGAACGTACAAAAGTGGTGCAGCATTCTACAGCCAAGATTGACAAGGCTAAGGAGCTTGTAGCACAACACACTGATGATAAGATTCTTGTATTTTCTGGGACTAATAGGTTTACTGATACAATGGCTGATTCTCTTTCGGCACTTGCGTATCATTCTGCTCATACGAAAAAGAGAAGAGCAGAGGTACTTGAATCGTTTAGAGATGGATCCAATCGTATCCTTTGCAGTACAAAGGCACTTAACCAAGGCTTTGATGTACCTGACGCTAGTGTCGGTATTATTGCTGGCCTGGTCAGTAAGTCCTTACCTATGATTCAGAGGGTTGGTAGACTCCTTCGACTCAGTACCCCAGATAAGATCGGGAAGATCTACATAGTCTACGTTCACAACTCTCAAGAAGAGAAGTGGTTAAAACAAGCAGTTAAATCCTTAAACAATGTAAAATGGTTAACAGTCTAACATTACAGAAGGTGACGAAGCTCCCTAAGGTCAAGTATATTGACAACAATCGCTTCAAGCTCGAGCAAAAGCATATCGACAAGCTTGCGAAGAGCATCTCTAAGTTTGGGTCTAATATTAGCCCTGTCTTGCTTACAAAAGACAACTACATCCTTGATGGTCAGAATAGGGTAAAAGCCTATGAGAAGACCATTGAGAATGGGGAATCGAACTCCCTGTACGTAGCTAAGTTTGATGTAAACTACAAAGGGAATGAGGACTACTTCAAGGGAATGCTCTCTGAGGTAAACAACAAAGTCGAAAAGTGGAAAGCTCAAGACTGGTTGGCTCATCACCTTGACAATGAGAACTACAAGAAGCTTAATGAGTTGTGGGAGAAATACCCTGAATTTACTCTGACTGCTTTGCGTAGCATCAGCACTAAAAACACTGACACCGGGGGAACTATCTCAAGTGCTTTCAAAGAAGGGAAGTATGTGTATGATTTGAGTGAGACAAAGCAGGTTATCTTGGATAAGGTAATGGCTTTGGTTCATCAAGACTACCCTATCCCTGCGAAAGTGTGGAAACAAGGTGCAGTTCTTAAAGCGCTGTCCGTTCTTAGTGCTGACCCTGCATTTGATGTTGAGCGCATGTTCGATCAGATATACAAGAACTTAGGTACGTTTCAAGTGCAGTCTGGTCAAGGTAACTGGTGCGGGTATTTCAAAGCTCTGCACAACAAGGGCTTGAAAGATCGTAGTAAGAAAATAAAGAAGAAGTTTATAGGTTCTTACTGATATACAACTATTTATTATGGTCGTAGAGATTTGTACAAAAAGTCTCAAGGATTTTGGGATAACTGCTGACGAATACTTATATTTGTCTCTCTTGCAAAGTGGTTCCCACGATGTCATAGACGATCTAAAGTTAGTTGTTAGGCTTGAAGTAATGCAAACCAAAGGCCTGGTTAAGCTGGGGGAGAGCACTGACAAACATGTGGTACGAGCGAAATTTAGCACTCCGAATGCTACTCCGTTCGATCAGATGTGGTCAGAGCTTCTCTCCCACTTTCCTCTTAAGGTCTATGTTAACGGGGGTGTACGCCCCTTACGTGCCAAAGACCCTAATGCTTCTACAAACAAGAAGGCTCGCAAACAGTACGAGAAGTACATTAAAGGTAGCGTAGTCAAACACAAGGAAGTCATTAGATGTTTGGGTGTAGAGCTAGACCAAAGACGAAAGGCTAATAATCTGGGCTATATGCAGATGCTCAGCACATGGGTCAACCAGCATACGTGGGAGAAATATCAAGACCTAACAGACACTTCAGACAATGAGCGACGCATCACAAGGGAACTATAGTCTCCCAAAACTCTATCATATCTCAAAGACAGTAGAGAAATCTATACGAGATGTCCATGATGGTATGGTGGGTAAGAGACGTGTATACCCTACGTCGTGGCCTAGACTTAACAGAAATCTTATGGGAGGCTTGCAGCCTGGTAAGATGTATGTTATTGCAGGCAGACCTGGGGTTGGGAAGTCCGCATTTTCTAATCAATTAATATTTGACATACTCGATGTAAACAAAGAAACAAACAACGACTTGATCGTTATTTACTGGAGCTTTGAGATGCCCGGTGAGCAGCAGATACTACGCGCTGGTTCAAAGGACACTAAGCTTCAGACATTCGATCTGCTTTCTGTAGAGAATACTCTATCAGAGGAAGCATTCGATAGGTACAAGCAAGCTGTGCAGAAGTACAAGGATTACCCTATGTATTTCTGTAGTATCCCCCAAGACATGAGCATAATCAAAAAAGTTAACGAGGAGATGTTCTTACGACATCCTTCGAAGACTGTCATCAATTTGATTGACCACTCACGATTGGTGCTCGGTAAGGAGGATACCGAACTGCAGAAACTAAACACAGTTTCTAAGTCCTGCATGTGGATGCAGGCTAAGATGCAATCCATAACAATTCTACTTTCACAACTGAATCGTAACATCGAACAGGAGTACAGAGCCAAACAGCAATACCAACCTTTGCTAACCGACCTCTTCGGAGGTGACTCTATTGGTCAGGACTCTCATGTAGTTATGATGTTACAACGTCCCTACGACTTGTATGGGATTACTGATTCGTACTGCGGACAAGACCCTGTTGGGTTACTAGCTTGTCACGTGGAGAAGAATCGTGATGGTTTGCTGGGAATGATCCCATTTCAAACAGATTTATCAACATTCACAATTAATGAGCGAAGTAAAGATTAGCCTTCCCACTAGCAAAATCAAGGCTAGTAGGAAGTCCCCCAAGAACTTCGTTCTCTATGGTCAACCCAAGGTAGGTAAGACAACAGCTCTTGCCCAGTTAGACAACTGCCTAATTATTGACCTGGAGGACGGAACTGATATGATTGATGCTCTCAAGATCAAGGCCAAGAACCTAGCGGAACTGTCTAAGATTGGGAGGGAGATTATCAATCAAGGTAAACCTTATAAATACATTGCAATTGACACAGTTACGCAACTCGAAGTATGGTGCGAGCCGGAAGCGAAGAGGCTCTATCAGAACACGCCCATGGGTAAAAACTTTGATAAAGAGAATGCCGGACTATCTGTTCTTACTCTACCTAACGGCGCTGGCTACATGTATCTGCGTATGGCTTTCAAGGAATGGATTAGGAGGCTTGACACTCTTGCTGATCATATTATTCTTGTTGGTCATCTTAAGGAGGCTAAGATAGAGAAGAAGGGCAAGGAGGTAGCTTACAAAGACCTTGACTTGACAGGCAAGATTCGTAACATCACGTGTGCGAATGCAGATGCAATCGGTTATGTGTTCCGCGAGAACGATACTACAATGATTAGTTTCGACTCTATGGGAGACATTCAGGCCGGTTCACGGTGTGACCACCTTAAAGGTCAAACATTCCCGCTTGAGTGGGACAAAATATTCATCGACTAACTTTAAACCCAAACACTATGATTGAAGCAAATCAACAAACGGAGCCTACCGTAGAAAAGCAAACTACCCCTGAGGGAGAGCAGAAGACCCTCACACTCTCTGGTATTATCGCAGACCTTGACAACGGTCTCGGACGTCCACAAATCCGCGAGAAGTATGAGCTCACTGGTGCAGAGATCAAGCAATTGTTCCAGCACCCTATGCTCAAGAACCGTCGCCCAAAGAGAGCATTGACTAAGATCAGCTTTACTCTTGTGGATGATGTAACTCCTAAGGAGGACCCAAACCAACTACGTGTTGACACTGAAGCACAGCGTGTGCAGGACAACACTGCAGAGAACGATTCATTTGACACCTTTGAACTCATTGACTAATGGCTATTAACGCAAACAACTCCAACGAAGAAGTAGCAGGTGGTGGTGGAGTACCACTGTATGTAGGTATTGCCCCGATGCAAATCATGGCTGTGAACCCATCACAGTCTGAGCTTAGCAATCTTGGTATTAACCTACGAGCAGAGCCTCAATACACGGATGTGTCTATTGGGGGTGATAGCTACAACAAGATTACATTCTGGTTGAAGTGCATCGAGCCTGCATTTACTACACGCTTTGACATTCTTGTCAAGCCTGAGCACCGTGTTGCTAAGTCAGGGAAGAACCTGTGGTGCAACTCTGTAGGTCAGTTTGTATTTGCAGACCAAGACCCATCAGAGTTGTATGACTGGTACAAGTCTGACGGTGTACGTAAAGCATATGTCGGTGAGGACATGCTCATGGATTTCATCAAGGCCTATGCTAACGTAGCTAATGGTGATGAGTGTGCCTTCGAGACCATTGACAAGATCATGGCTGGTGATGTCACAGAGATTCGTCAGCTTGTTAACGCACTATCTGAGAACCGAGTTCGTGTGTTACTCGGTGTCAAAGATGGTAAGTATCAGCAAGTGTACACGAAGCACTTCGGTCGTCTAAAGCCGTTCCGTAAGGACCTGTTTATCAAGCAGCTTAATGATGACTATGGTGCATTCAACGCAGAGTACAACTCTAGCCTTGAGCTCGAGAAGTATGTTCCTGGTTTGATTACCCCAGACCCAGAACCTGCAGCACAAGCTGAAACTGTAGACAGCGATTGGTAAGTTTCAGGGTTAATTACTAATTGCTGCGAATAGGGAGGGGGACTACGGTCCCCTTCCTTATTTTTACAAGTCATGATTAAGCATAGAAATAGCCATGATCATTTACACAGCGACGTAATACTTACTAAGATAACTGAGTACGATATCTTTAGACACTACTGTCCTAACTTCAAGGAACTTGGTGTAAAGTTTTGTAGTGATTTGCGAGAAGACACTAGACCTGGTGTCAGTATCGTTGAGTGGAAGGGTGGCCTACTATACAAGGACTTTGCTAATGAGGAACATACTTTTAACTGCTTTGGGTATGTAATGCATAAGTACAATCTTGAATTTGTAGGTGCCCTTCAACTCATTTCACAAGACTTTGGACTAGGACTGACTGCATCTAATGTAGTTCCTACAGCTAAGAAGTATGTGTACAATAAGACACCTCTAAAACGTGCAGTAATTCGTATAAAAGCTAGGCACTGGAATAGCTTAGATGCAGATTATTGGAAGAAGTTTTGCATTCCTAAAAGTTTATTGGTTAAATTTGATGTTCACCCAATAGAATATTTCTGGATTAATGAGACACGTTTTCACCCGCCTAGTATCAGTTATGCTTTCCGTTTTCACAGCGGTTATAAGATTTATAGTCCGCATGAAGAAGAAAATAAATGGTATAGTAACGTGGGTAAAGATGTTGTTCAGGGGTATTCTCAACTGGCTGCTAGCGGCAGGATTGTATTTCTCACAAGTTCGCTCAAGGATGTCATGTGTCTGGAGGTGCTTGGTTACCCCGCCATCGCTTTACAATCCGAAATGCAACTGCCCAGTGAAGCGCTCATCAAAACGCTCAAAGAAAGGTTCGAAGAAGTAATCGTTTTCTACGATAACGACTTTGGGTCAGAGCAAAATCCTGGGCAAACGGTAGCTTCAAAGATTTGTTCTAAATTTGGACTTGCTAATATATATGTCCCTGATATATATTGCAGCAAGGATATCTCTGACCTGATTAAAAATCGTGGTCTTAATGTAGCACAACAACTAATCAATAAAGAGATATGGCAACTAACAAACAAAAGCAAATCGACGAAATCCTACATAGATGTGCCATTCTAATGGCTAATCTGGGAACTAAAACACCACATGATGTAGGGAGCAGAGAGAAAGCGAAACAACTAGAGAAAGAGTGGCTTCAAGAAATAAAAGACATCGATCCAGAACAGTACAAGGTTCTAGTCCCAAGTCTACAAGAGTAAGAAACGCAAGAAGAAAACAAGTAGATGGTATTAACTTTCGCTCATTACTAGAGGCATTCTGTTATCAGAAGCTGAAGGACGCAGGAATTAAATGCGAGTATGAGACAAAGAAGTTTGTACTGTTAGAGGGCTTTCATTATAACGCTACCCGCTTAGAGGATAACGGGAAGACAGGATATAATGACAAGCAGAAACACAAGGTTAGAGATATAACTTACACTCCTGACTTCCTTGACCCTAAGGGTAGGTGGATAATAGAGTGTAAGGGATATGCTAATGAGCGTTTCCCTCTAAAATGGAAGATGTTTATGAAGCAACTCAATGAGCAGGATGATCCCCCTGTTCTATTCGTACCCCGCAATCAGAAGCAAGTATTGCAGACGATTGAAATGATCCTTGAACTAACGGCCCCTACAAAATAGGGGCTGTTTTTATTTAACAACTATGAGTATTAAAACAGTTGGGCAAGCAACCCAATCAAACACTCGTGGCCTAGAGAAAAAGATTAGCAAAGGTGCAGAGCACCTGATCTTTGATGTACTACAAGCTACACAATACTCTACCCCAATCCCTTCAACCATACGTGAGCTGGTGACTAACGCCTGCGATTCACAACGGGAGAAGGAGATTGCAGTAGAGATACTTACAGGTAAAGCTCAGGTTGAAGACTACTTCATTACTCGACAGGGAGAAGAGTATGAAGCATCTAACTTCAATCATGAGTACTACGACCTCAACTATCTGGATATGGAGAACAGCCATGTCAAGATCAGATATATTGAGGACGATTCAGGCTCTGGGTATTGTGATACCGTAGAGATTACAGACTTCGGTGTTGGTATCGGAGGACGTCGTCTCGAAGGTATGCTCGAGCTTGGATATTCTACAAAGCGTAATACTGCTGAGAACTTCGGTGCTTTCGGTTTAGGTTCAAAGGTAGCATTGTCTACCGGTGTTCCTTACTATAGCATCGAAACTGCGTACAATGGGAAGTTGTTCAAGATGAACTGTTACCCATACAAGACAGACTTTGTTATCGGGAAGTGGGATTCCGATGGGCAGATAACTCTTAGTAACGGAGAACCAGCGTATTACAAAAACTACAACGGAAAGAATTACACTAAGATTTCTTTCGGGGCAAAGAAGCACACTCGCAGAGCGTTTAGTAATGCAGTAGAAGAGCAGCTTTGCTACATACCATCAGTCAAGTTTGACATAGTAGATTCTCAAGGGAGACCATATTCTCCTATGGTTAGTAGGAATATCCTATTGAACACAGATAATCTTATTGTGACAGACTCTGGTTGGTATGCACGACCACACATCGTGATTGTCAAGAACCCTGGTGATAACACAGGTATCAACTACGGGAGGATTGACTTTCGTGAGCTCGAGATGGAGGAGTTGTGGGGCAACATAGGTATCAAGTGTCCTATGCGGCAGGCATACATCAACGATGCTGGTGAAGAGATCGTGATTCAGGACGGTGTAGATGTGACTCCGTCACGTGAGAAAGTTATATGGAATGATAATACAAAGAAGTATGTACAAGGGATGCTGGAGAAAGCAGCACAAGACGCAACGGAAATAGTAGAAGAAGCACTGAAAGAAGATGATTTTATAAAGTGGATACAACTCTGTTCAAACATACTGTACAAGGGAGACACCTCTGATATGGGTAAGACTGATGAGCTTAGTGCCATCAAACATGTCGCTCGTATGGTGGATGTCTCTAGCATTCGACCTAAGTTCAAGGATACAGGGATTAAGTTCTCTAACCCTAAATCTATGTTCAAGGGCTACCGGGTTAGAGTAGTTCATGCGACTGGGTTTCGGGATGGGATTGCTCGTACAGATGTAACTGATTGGACTGGGATTGATTTATCCAGAGTCTATGTAGCAGAAGAAGGTAGTGTATCTAAGGTAAAGGACCTCTATCTTACGTCTCAAGGCGTTAATAGGTTTGTCTTAATCTCAGCAGTTAGCAGTGATAAGTTTGTTAAGGAGCTCGCAGAAGCTCTTGACGACGATCACAAAGCAAGAATACTGAAGGAGAAGGCAGCCTATGAACTGCAAAGAAGTAAGATAAGTGACTGCCTTAGTAATCACTCTTCTCTGCTGCATAGTTACTCTGATGTAGATGTCCCAGAAGCATTCGCTGCAGGAATTAAGTTTAAAGAAGAAGAAGAATCAGGAAAAGTACTCACTCCTGCAGAACAACGTGCACTTGAGAAACGCATCGTAGGCTTCTCCCTACGACGCAATGATAGGTTCAAGTGGACATGGGACAAGTTCGAGCCTAAGATTCAGACTATTCTAGAATCTGAGAACGAGACCTACTATTGTTCTAAGGCAGATGACTACAAACTACGCATGGCAGCTAAGATACTGGATAGACGTGTCCCTAACTGGGACAAGGTTAACTTCAGTATCCCAGACGAGTGGAGTAGCAGCCCTATCTTGTTTAGAGAGGTAGTTCCTAGCAATGCTTGGAGGCAAGACTTCTTTGAGTTAGACAAAGTTAAGGATCTTAAAGCTCCTCAGCTATTCAGACTCTCAGAGGCTAACCTTAAGTATGCAGAGAAGAACCCACATTGGAAGCACATTGATGAGTTCTTCTTTACCTCTACAGAAGATGGGGGACTTGTAGCCAGTGAGTACCTGAAACATGTATTGACACATGATGTTATTGCAGAGACCGGGATATATAAGTTTGATTGGATTGCTTCTAGTGCGTGTGCAAGTCTGCTCCCAGACCTGCATAAGGCTTACAAAAAGCTGCACAGACATGCGCATTTTACTATTCACAGTAGTGCTATGACTGATAGTGACTCGTCAGACGATGAGCTACTGTTCAGACACTATCTAAAAAACTTTATAGAGTATCAAAGGATTTGCAATAGTGGCGATGTATCTTTACGTAAGCAGAAGTCAAGAGAGTTCTTCGTTGTAGATGTTCCCACCATCGATGCATACGACGAGGATATGGTTGGTCTGATCCCAGTATTTGAAGAAGCACATGCTGATATCGGAGACTTTATGAACGTTATAAAGAACGGGATAGTCTCTTCGTACAGCTCTTCTAGTAATATTATAGACCCGCTTACTACTCTTTTCTCTGCTTACAACAAATTCGATATCGAGGTACCGGAAGTTGAGGTTCCGGCACTCTCGTTTGGTTTAATCCGACCTCAAACCAATTAATTGAAATAATATGGTAAATCTAAATGTCGTAGAGGACAACATATCTGTCTCCATAGGTGAGGACTTCAGCGTTGTTCCCTACAACAAAGTGACGTACAAGCGTCTCTTTGATTTGTCTGTACAAGCTAATGCAGCAGAGACATTCGAAGAGTATCAAATGTACAGCGATGCAATCGCACAAATTGTCGAGGACAATGGAATAGATGCACAGCAGCTCATTGAATCAAGATGTAGTTACTTGAAGTACAATGAGTTGACCAAGCAATATTTCTTGACTCACGATGATGAGGAGATATCTGACATCCCTATGCCGCAGTCTCTTGTAGATAGAATTATGGATTCTGTTGACAAGGATATTGACTTTCTCCCTGTGGTAAAGTTGTGGACTAGATTCTTGCGCAACCCATTGCTCAAAGACAAAGGTGCAGATTTTGCTGAGCGCTTTGCTGATTTTGTAAACATGAAGTATGTGCATCCGGAGAACAAGAAAATCTTTATGGATAAAGGTCTTGCCGAAGATGTAGCTACGGATCTTGCTACTGTTTATCAAATCAAGATAACTAACGAGGGTCTCCTCAATGGTTACAAAGTGTCTTGCGAGATTAAGCACAAGTTTGATGCAGAAACTGGGGAACGAGTTGATCGTTACAAGCGTACCTTTAACGTAGATACTGGTGAGATTGAGTCAGAAGGACTCCCAGAATTTGTGGAGGACAGACTCTTTGAGCCAGCTGTTATGCGTAACACTGGGGATGCATTCTTTTGTGGGGATACTCTCGGACACTTTATTCGTGTCGGTCGTACTCACAAGCTGGAGTCATGGGATCAGGTAAATACAGATGACAATGCTATCTGTGTTCCTGGTTTGCACATTGGTGGTTTGTACTACATCAATGGTTATGCAGGTGAGATTCACAATGTCTTTGTAGACCCTATGCATATTGGTGCAATACCTAACTCTATTGACGGTGCTATCCGATGCCTGCAATACTTTGTACACTCTAGCTTGGCTGGGGTAAATGGTAGTATGTATCATTCATCTAAGTATGCTGCACTCACTGACCAGGAATGGGAGGAGATGCGCAAAGAGATCTTAGAGTCTAATGCTGTAACTGTATGATATGAGTCAACAAATTGAACGACTACCCAAGGGTAAGGCCGTTTGTTTGATTGACGCAGATTCATTACTGTATTACGAGATGGTCAAGGATACGTTGGAAGAGGCTATGGAAGGCCTCGACCAGCGTGTCCATGACATTCTACATCAATGTAATACTACAAAGTATGCGGGTTTTCTAACTCATGGCAAGTGTTTTAGGTACGAGATTGATCCTGACTACAAGGGTAAGCGGAAGAAGTCTAATCGCTCTGTGTTGTTTCCTTCACTCAAGGAGTATGCAATGCAGAAGTGGGGATTCTCTTACGTTACAGAACTTGAAGCAGACGATCTTGTCAGTTATTATTCCTACAATCACGAGGAGACTACGATTATTTGTTCCCCTGATAAAGATGTACTCAAGCAATGTGTTGGGATGCATTACAATTATGGGAAAGCAGAGTTCACTCATACGTCCCCAGAAGAAGCTCTCAAGTTTCTTTGGGTACAAACTCTTATGGGTGACAGCACAGATAACATTGTGGGTATTCCCGGTGTAGGTGTAAAGACTGCAGAGAACTGGTTGAAAGATAGAACTAAGGACTTCGAAGGATTTGCGTTGCGCAAGTACGTAGAGAAGTTCGGGATGGTAAATGGTATCATGGAGTTCTTCAAAAACTTTCACCTAGTGTATCTGCTTAAAACGGATGAGGACTTGAACCGTTATGGTTTGAGGCTTCCTCCCTTGTCATACACAGATGTCACACAAAACGATCTAGATATATGGAACGATGCGTGATGTCAAAGGTCTCAACTTACAGCCCATTGATGGGCGAACTGTTAGATTGCATGTGCCTCTCAACTATCGAGAAGAATTAGATGGAACGGATATAGTTAGATTGTACAATGAAGAAGGGACACTAGAAATTAAAGTTGGAAGCTCGGTAAAATACAGAAGGACAAAGCACAAGGTCAATGTTATTACGCGTGGTATATATGAGGGCAAGCTTATTTGCTATGACCTCAAGTGTGCTAAGCTAAATAGCTCTAGTACTTTTGCTCTTCCTTTTCTTGGAGGCAACAAGAAGTACATGTTGTGGGACTCACTCTTTGTGAATGCCTTTATCTCTACCCCAGAACACGATGAGTGTATTGCTCTCTTGTATCGGTTCTCTGGAGATAAGATGTTTACAAAGTTTGAAGAAGCAATGTGTGCTATGCCAACCTTTATCAAATTCGAAGACGTGGATCCATACCACGTTCTGTTTGTCTTTGATATTCCCGATTCAGCTAAGAACTCATACAAACGGTTTAGGGCTGGTCAGTATTCTCAGATAGATGATATCTGGAAGCTGATGATCCTAGACTATCATGACTACAAGGCTGATGGTAAGACAGGTCAGATACTATACAAAGACCCCGAACTCCGAAAGAGTCTAGAGCTTAAGCTAGACATAGAACTGGGGGACTCTGAGTTACACAGTATACCTGACATGCGTTATGAACGATTCGACAAGGAATATTACAAAGTATAATGCATTCATTATTTAAAGACGTGGACTATGGATGGGGGGAGCTTGAGCCCCTCATCGATAGTTCTCAATTCGACTTCACAATAGAGCAGATAAAGTCTACTAGTTCTAAGATTTACCCAAAGCGCCATGACTTGTTCAAGGCGTTTAGACTCTGTCCGCTAGATAAAGTTGAAGTTGTTATTCTTGGACAAGATCCGTATCACAATGGGCAGGCTACTGGTTTAGCCTTTGGGGTAGCTCATAAACCTATCCCACCATCTTTACGGATAATACACAAAGAACTGTGCAACCAGTTCGATCATCATCAACCCATTGATGAGTTCGACCACACTCTCGAGCATTGGGCTAAACAAGGTGTTCTCCTGTTAAATACAGCACTGACTGTAGAAGCAAAGAATGCTGGAGCTCATGCCGGGATGTGGGATTGGTTTACAGTTCAAGTGATAAAACTTATCCAAGAACGTAGGCGTCATACTATATTTGTTCTCTGGGGTAAACATGCTCAGAAGTTTAAGAAACACATTCACGTTGCTGTGTTGCAATCTGCACACCCAGCTGCAGAAGCATACAGTGGTGGGAATGGGGGCTTTCATGGAAACGGTCACTTTCTTAATATTAATGAAAGAATCTTAAGTAGAGGTTTAGATAAAATCGACTGGTTCCAACTTCCAAGCACAGTTACCGAAGAAGAACAAATAAAAATGTATGACAATGAGTAACCAAAAGTTTTGGGAGCACGACTACGTGGCTACTAGTACCGCTGATAAACTAGAGCCTGTAGATTCTACCATTAGAGAAGCACATGCTGTGTTGGATAAGTTAAAGTCTTTGCTTGCAGAGAAGAACAAATCCTACGGAGACAGTGCACTTTCTGATGTGAACCTGTTTTGTAACCTATCATCTCTCCAGTTGCTAGAAGGGCAGATAGAGCACAAACTTCGTCGCTTCAAAACTTTAGGTGTTGACGGTGATAGTGAAGATACCCTCATGGATCTCATGGGATATCTTACACTGTTTATGGTTGCTGTCAACAGAAAGAAACAATAAGGAAATTGGGGGTCGGCTTTCGCCACCCCCTTTTTCTGGCCTTATTTATTACTAAGGATGAAGTACTTGTTAGCTTCTTCCGGATCCCCGGTCTTTACAATACCGCTTATTATTGGGAGTACATCTTCTAGTTCCTTAGCCCACTTAAGATCCCCCTTCTCGTACTTACCTGCTCGTCGTTGATAGAAGACATCCTTCTCTTCTATTGATGGCCAGCCCATGTAGTATCCAGCTAAGGTGTTTGTAGCACCAGCAAGCTGAGATATATCCTTAACTAGGTTAGCAGCTGCAGTTGGGGATTCTATTATTCTCCCAAACTCATTTACGTTTCTAAATGCTTTGAGTTCTGTCTGGAGTCTATTCATCTGATAGATTGCCATATGCGTGTACCAGTTATCATACTCGTCATCGTCATCCATCATACCGTTAAGAATCATTGCAATCATTCCGGTCATTGTAATATAGAATTGCTCATGTAAAAGCCTACGAATATTTTGTCTTTGCAATTCATTTTGAGACCTTCCCTTCCCTATTAAGAGTTTTAGAGAGTCTATTGGATCGTTTTTAAACCCACGGACCATTGCTGTAATAGCATTAAATCCTGTAACATAGTACCCTTCTGTTATATCTCCTAGCTCTACGTCCATGTGGTATCCCCCACTTCTGTGACCCATTCTTTTTCTGTATGCAGGATTCAAGAACTTGCGGAACAGAGCTATTAGTGACAAGGCCCCTTGCCTTTCTATGAGAGTCTTATCAAAGCTTCCCTTTAGCTGGTTGGTTCTCTTTATCATCCCGGATACTTTAGCAGCAAACATTCCCATCTCTTTGCTCCCAAAGTTTGCAACGTCAGCTCTAACTTTTAACTGACCCTTTGAGTCCTTCTCTAGTATGTCCCAGAGAGAAGCTTCTTCCCCATTTTTATTTTTGATCGTGTTCCCATTCTTGTCTTTGAATCCCTTCTGCTCTAAAGCAAGAGCCACCATCTTTGTCATGGTTGTTTGCCACTCCGGGATTCTTTGCAAAATAAACGCAGAGTTTAGGTTAGTTGCTTTTCTTACTGCACTTCCGGTAACATTTTCTTGTCTTCCCATCTCTTGGAAGACATCAAACATTTCAGCCATTTGATTTAGCTTACTTTGTTTAACAAACTTAGGTGAGATTGCTTCGCCTACACTTGTCCCAAGATCAGAAAGACTGAGGTTAACTATTGTCTGTGCCCTGAAGTGACTTTCTTTGCTGTAGAACTGTCTTGCCCAGCCTTCAGATCCATTTGATATGGAGTCTATTATCAACTGGTTAGTAGCCTGCAGCCCATTAAATCCAAGTCTTGATAACGCAGTAAGCGCTGAAGCCTTACCGTAAAGCTTTGTCTTTGAGAGTCCCAAGATTCTATCTTGCTCCTGCTTCTGCATACTCTCCCCATAGATTACATTATCTATAAAACTTTTAAGATGTTGAAAGTCTCGGCTGTCTTTTCCCTTCCCTTCTTTTTCTATTTCAAATCCAAAACGTTGTGCAGTTTTATCTAGTATTGGGACACCCGTGGCAGATAGTTCGTATACGTCACGGTTTTTAATAGCATCATGCATTACATTAACTACCCCGGTCATCTTAGCTGTGGCTTCATAGCGGTTAGCCATGTCAACAAATTTGACTAGGCTGTTTACTATGTCTCTAGAGATCTTAGACTCATCTACTGTATTAGTAAAGTATTTAGGGATTACTCTTAGCTTCTCCCCATTTGCATCAATGAGTTCCCCAAACTCTGTATCTGTTTCATTTTGTGTAAACACATCACCAATAAAGTTTTCGGTGCCCTCTCTAAACTTCTTCTCTTTAAAAGAGTCTATAGCATCCTTCAATATAGCAGGGGCCATGTAAGAAAAATTGTCCCAAGAGTTCTGAACCATAGGTCGTCTCCCAAGTTTAGCTTGGTGCTCTTTGTACACCTCCATAAACACGTCGTAAAACTCTCTTGTTGCTGCCGGCATGTTAGTAAACTTAGGGTTAATGTAGCTATCATTAGGTTGTGTTAGGCTACCTGTAATTACCCATCCCCCTTTTCCTCGTCGGTATACTTTCTTTATCTCAAGGTCCAGTGCATTGTATTGGTAAGACAACTCTCTTGCTTCAAAGTCCCTCCCCTCTTTGTATGCTTTATTTCGTGCGAGTAGTATCTTATCTCGCTTATTAAGCATGTCATCAATTATGTCCTGCGCTCCGTCTATCGGTCTTCCATTCTTTGAATACCACTCCGCAACCGTTTGGTTGTAGAGTCTCCCCTCTTTACTCGCAAAGAAGTCATCAAGCTCTGAGTTATCCTCCGGGTAGCCGTATTCTTTTTTTGCACGTTCAAACATTGCGTTCTGCTTTTCGTTATAGCTAGCTATATCAAAGGGCTGTACAATGCTCAGGATATTAGTCTTCTCTACCTTTTTTGTCTTCTTGTTTTTACGATACACAGGAACTACCTCCAACATATCCTTGAACATTTCTGCTGGGTTTCTTTCTGATGCAGTGCTTGCATCTCTAAACTTGTAGAAAGCATCACGCAGTTTAAACTTAGTGTCTATGGTATTTCTGTGACCTTCAAGCAGTCCTGTTTTGATTGCACTTGAAAACAAACTGAGTGTTACATCTGAGCTGTAAACCAAAGGATCTGTGTAAAGTGAGAACCCAGATGCATCCTGGTGTGTCTCCCGTAACTCTTTTATGATACGCTTTGGCCCAATACGTTTTTCTTTAAGCTGATTGATATTTAGTTGTATCAAACGTCGTTGCCTATCCTGTTTTACTTGGGCGCTATCAAGTAACCCGTACCCGGATCGAAGGTTACGCTCCAAGGCTATAGCTTCATATTGCTTATTGTTTCTCTCCAGCCCCCGGAATGGGACACTAAGATTATTTTCCTCCAGTGCCTTTTCCAGAAACTCTATGTCTGCGTCTATCTTTTGATTAATACCTATAGGGGCAAATGACATCAGCAGTCTTGCCTGTATTGGGATAGCTACAGCTAGGTACTTATCATCCAGGGCATCCATTCTTTTTATGGTAGCTCTTACATCTTGCATCAGGTCATCCTTTATCCCTTCAGTATCCTCTAGAGTATCTAGTTTCTCGTTGAGAATAGTAAGAGCAGACTTCTTTTTGTCCTTATTGTAGAATGCTTGTATAGTCTGCTGCAGGTCTGAGATGTTTTTAAGTATGTTAGCTTTATCCTCGTTGGGCATTGTTTTGTAGCTAATCGCATACTCTTGTTGTATTCTGTCGTACAACTTCTCAGCTCTCTGTGCTAGTGCGAAGACGTAGTCTATGTATTCAGCATAGTCAGATAGCTTCTCCTGTCCCTTCTTTATCTTCTTCAGGTTTCTCCTCAACAGTTCTAGTTCTCGCAGTCTTTGCTTAGTCATTTCCTTTTGCTCTAAGCGCTCGAGTCTCCCTATCTGAAGCTGCACATTTGTTAGGAGCCTCTCTGTTGTATTGTCTACCTTCTCTTGTACATCGAATACCTCGTTTACTAGTGGGTCTTGCGTCAGATCTTCACCTTCAGCTTCAATGTCTGTGTCTTCAGACATAGTAAACTGCACCGCAGGATTTCTAAACATAACCTCCAATACTTCAGGATCTACGTCTAGCCTTACGTTCTTCCCCTCTCGAGTCTCAGTAATCAGATTTGTGTATGCCCCAAAAAAGTCTTGGGCTGCTGCGTTGATGTAACCTATTTCTTTTCTTGCATCCATTACATCGTCTCGCAAGTAGAGAGTATCCCCATCTAAGACGGCTATCTTACCGTCCAGCATTTGCTTTATCTTGTATGGATCTCTTGCTTCTGCAGCAGTATCCTCTACGTAGAACATAACGTCTGAAAGCAATGGGTTATCTATACCCCCGACTTTAAATCTGCAACTCATTTATTATTTATTTAGCAAACATGTGATATATCTGAAGAGCTGTCTGTAGTTCTGATTCTTCTGAACTCCTCGTTCATAGTCATAGGATCAGACATAGTCTTTGTAATTCCAGCTCTAGAATGTAAATCTACAACTTTATCTTTTCCTCTGCCCTTACCGGCTATCCTTACTTTTCTTTCTCCTTGACTTTCAGCAAAGAAACTGCTAGTTACAATATCCCCATTGCTGTCTCTGAGGTTGAGCTCGATAATCTTATTAGTTATACTCATGCTCTGTATCGGGTGATACATCTCATCTGTGTTGTTATACTCATACACTGATATCTTATCTACACCCTTGCTGTAATTAGCTCTTGTTACATATCGCGCCGGACGCCCATCTATTTCTACTGATGCAGGCAATCCGTACAGTCCCTCACCACGCTGTACATATGAACGTGGCATTCGTCCAACAAGTGGTGTATCTGCTACAGTAGCAGCACCGTAGTTCTGCATAAAGCTGAACATGAAATCGTCAAAGTATCTCTCGTCATTCTTGACATTTTGGAATTCTTCTCGCAGGTACTGCATCAAGGTCTTCCCATTCTCGTCAGCTATCTCCATAAAGAACTCTATTGGGATGGCGTCGTAGTATGTACCATAAGAAGGTGCAAGTCCAGTTGTTACGATTGAGTTCAGCACCAGCCTCTTACCCATATTACGAATCTTCTTCTGTTCTTGTGGGTCACTAGTGTATTTCTCCGGTCTGTACAATAGATCTCCAAACGACTGACGCTGGGTCTCTCTTGCTCTGAGTGACATTTTCTCCGTGTTCTCTATGCTTATCCCAAATACTCTTGTAGTAGGGTCATTGTATTTAGGTCCCTCTTTAATAGAGGCAATCATAGAGTTGCTTCTCAATTCTGGAATCTCCTCGATCAAGTCTTTCACTTGTTTATACAAGTTGTTTTTGGGATCAAGAAGCATCGACTTTACTACAGACTTCTGCATCAATGATCCTATCGGAGAACCCTCCTTAGTAAAGATGTGGTAGAACAATGCTCTGTCTACGAATCTGTGCTCCGCAGCAGTCATAGTTTGCTTTCCGGTGACATCCTTCAGCAACTGCTTAAACTCCCTAACTCCTTTCGTCCCGCTCATAAACAGCTCCGATGATATCTGCATAGACTCATCTATGATATTGAAGAAGGCCCTACTAATTCTATATGCATCCCCCTTAAGTATCTTCTCCACCTCTGAGTAACCAACGATGTTTCTATTACCACTTCTCTTGTAGTTATCTAGCACATCCAGGTATGCCTCAATCTCAGCAAGGTCCCCCATTCCATCTAGGTTATCTGCAGCAATGACTCTGTAGAAGTCTGACAAGCTGTTACCTGCTACAAGTGCATGCGCAAATGCGTACAATGCTTCTTTTGCAACCGGATCTTTTGTATCCCCCTCTCTAGAAACTCTTTCAAGTTCCTCAGTATTTAAGGCTGGGGGCATTATGCTGCTGTCAAACGCTGCAATTTTATTGTAGGTCTTTCTCCCAATCCCTAACTCTTGGAATACTTTCTGGTTACTCTTGTTTCTGTTGTCTCTTTTACTTTCAACAAACTCCCTAACAAGCGGGGTAGTCATTAATGCCACTACATCCCGGTCCCTAAATCCTATACTCTTAAGGTATACTGTAGCATTGAGGGTAATGTCATTATCATTAAGCGTACTATGGATTAATTTACTACCAGCATCCAACGCTGCAGAAAGTCTTTCTACAATTCCCGCAATGTTTCTTTCTTCTGTTAGGTCTGACTTAGTAGATATAAAGCCAAGCGGTGTGCCGTTCAATATGAATTTCTTAGATGCATTTACAGCTATACCATCCTGTACGTACTCCTCATTCTCAAACTGAGATGCAACATTAGCAATACTCATACCTGCAATGGCATTAGCATACCCACCCACAAGTGTTGCGGCACTCTTATAGTTAGACTCCATCTTGATTTCTACAAGTGGGTCATCAAACTTTCTGACTTCTTCCCTTGCAATTGCAGGATTGTCGGCCAGGTTGTTTAATGTGTCCTGAGTAAGTGGGGCAAACAAGTATGGAGCTGTCTCCTTATTCATTAATATAGAATAGGAGATATTAAACAGCTCATTCTTTAACCTATCCAGTTTATTCTTGGGGTTCTTGTTCTCAAACAGGTTAAATAGTTTATCAACATCGAAGTCAGATCCTGTTTGAATTGTGATACCACCGGCCACCATAACTGTTTTTGAATATCCTCGAGGGAGGATACCAGCAATTTGAGATGGGACTGCTGAAGAGTAGTCTTGGTTTGGGATACGGTACATTATAACGCGATCCCCAACCTTTATACCATGCATCTCTGCCAAGTCTTCAGATATCATTATCTCTGCCGCTACTGTATTCCCATTTTCATCTATATGTAGGTGTCGAAGTTCTCTTATCTCATCCCCAATCTTCCACTTACCTCCAGCGTTAGCTTGTACAAGATCACGCCCTGGGAGCTTAACCTGGTACACATTGGATCTAAACAGGGAGAAGATTTGGTTCTGCAACTGTCGTTGATAAACAGGCATATATGTTGGGACATTAAAGTCCACGGTGTTATTTACCATGTCCTCTACGATCCTAAGTTGTTTATCTAAGTTAGAGTCAAGCTTGTTATTCTTCATTGCGTTATTCATAATAACGCTCTTCACTCTCTGCAGGAATTTAAGTCGTGCTTCTTTGCTGCCTGGATTCTTTTTCAGCTCGTCCCACCCAAGCTCTTTGAAAAGCTTCTTTGCTTGCAGGTCAAGTATTTCTTCGTGCAAGGTTTGATATCTATCACTAACCTCTTTTCCTGACATTGGGGACTTTGCTCCTTTTACATCATACTCCCCATCTGCCTTAACCATAGTTGGGAGCACCTTACGAATCTGACGATTCATCTTAGCTGTCTCAGCTCTTTTGTCACTTATAGTTTGTGGTATGTACAAACCATCTGTGCTCATTTCTGTTCCCTCAAGTCCCTCAAACATGTTCTCTTGAAGTTCTTGATTTACAGCAAACATCTGACCTTGTGCACCCTTCTTTGCAGACTCTGTATTTATTATGTGTATGTTTTCCCCAGGCCTATTCATTCTACGATACATAGCAGCCAGAACTGTGTTCATTTCTGCTAGTTGTCGCGTAACAACCAAGAGTGCATTCTTTTGCATATCAGATATGGACGCCCCATTCTCCATAACCTGATTGTTTACAAACGGTTTTATGGGCTCTATGTATTTATCCCCTTTCCATTCTCCTCCTTGCAAATATTCATCAAACCACACATCATCCTCTGAGGTCCATTCTCCTTTACCCTGCTTGTACATTCTATAGAACAGGTCTGAAGCAAACGCTTGTGCATCTGTATGATCCCCAAAATCGTTTCTGTACTGCTTAGCTATGTTCTCTGCTTTATCAAATGCCATTTCTGGGGACATAGTTTCCTCATAGTGAGGCCTCAAACTAAGATCTCGAAGATTATCTGCTGCTTTATTATGGAAAGGCTCTTGGTTTTGTATTCTACCTATAGAGGCTTCTACAATTGTTGGTGCCATTCCGTAATTTGGATCACCTTCATACTCCCCCTTCTGCATAAGCTTATCTCCGGGAGTTTGTATAAGGCCCATTCTTTTGTAGAACTTGGTTAAGTCCTTAAATTGTACAACGCCCCCACGTAACATCTCTGCCATCTCAATGCGAGCTAGCAGGTCTGTCATCATATAGTTATTAAGGAATCTATTTACTCCCCCATATTTCTGAACCGACGAGTCAAGCTTGGACATCTTCAAGAACTCTGGCTTGCCTTCAACCAATCGTATGATGTTGTATCGCAATAGCTCGTTGCGGAGGTTCTCTCTATTTCGTTTGAATACAGTGTTTATGTATTCTTTTATCTGTCTGTCAAGCTCCTTATTGAAGTCCTGATAGTCTTTACCCTTTGGGTTTTGTAGATAGTTCTTTACAGTTTGAGACATCAAAAGGCCACTATCTAGTTTAGTATCGACTATGCCCGTTAGGTGGAAGCCGTCGTTGTAGTTTTCAGCTACACGTGGGTTATTGCTAAGTCGAACCAAGTCACGTATAACAACACTTTTAAGTCTTTCACTAAAGCTTTTTCGTTGCAAGCCTGCTGCTTCTACAGCCTCGTAGTTATTTTCCTCTATTTTGGGGAACTTAACAAAGTCTAATCTGCCTCTAGTTTCCTGAGTTGAGACAGGTATCCATCCATACTTTATAGCTGACCCCTGATTGACAAACATATTGAGTTTGAGTATCAGAGAGTCTCGTTCAGACATTTTCTTGTACTCTATGTTAGGGTCATCTGATGCTTCATTGTTGATAGTATCAAGTGCCCAGCTGGATATTTCAAATTCTGGATTTGCAATCAAGGTCATGAGCATTGCCTTGTGCTCAGTGTTCATTGCTGTAAAAGACTCATCTCCTTGCAAGAATGCATACTTCTTTGAAGCTGCATTTTGTTTGAGGTCTGCTATCAAATCAGTAAATGGTGTAGGGAGGTTGTATGGGTAGATAGTCTTTCCCTTCCCGTTTACATATGCTATTGCAACTGGAACACTGTATTCTGCAGCAATATTAGCAAGCTCCTTTACTGTAGATCCCTCTGATACAAAGAAGTTTCTAACCTTGCCCTTCTTAAGCATCACGTCTTTTACTCTTCCGCCCTCTACCTTAAAGTCTACTGCTTGGCTAGCTAAGTAAATTACTTTCTTAAATACCTTGGATATTTCATTGTTGTCTACAGTAGTATTCTTTATCACGTAAGACATCAGGCGATCTGTGGCCTCTTGCTCAGTAGTGCCCATACCCAAAGAAAGGTTCCACATTATTTTACCTAGCTGTGTAGCTTTACCTTCAATTGTGTTCTCTCTATCGTACTTGAGGAATGCTTCTTTAAGCAGGTCTATTCTATTTTGACCCTCAGTTATGTTGTTGTTGAAGTCAATGCCTCCGTCTTCAGTCTCTGTAAATACTGCTCCGGGTCTTGGGACTGAAAGCGTTTGAAGTCCATCGTTCTTCCAACTGTCTTGCCAGTTAATAACTGCACTCTTTCTGTCAGAGTTGATAGTTTGTACAGACATCTCTTCTTCACCATCGGTAGTCTCGATCTGATTTTCTTGTACAATTCTAAGCTCTGAGTACGTCTTAGTTAAGAAGCGGGTAAGTGCCGCAACCTCTTGCGCTGTAGGAGTCTCATTAAGATAGTCTCTAAGTGGGCCAAGTATCAGACGTTTTCTGTCCGTCTTTTTTGCTTCTATCTCTTCTATTCGAGCAGCCTCCTGGATTCTACCCAGTATTTCTGAATACCCTTTAGCGCCCGCAGTGACTGCAATTGTTTTTCTAAGGGTAGTGTCAACGTCTATATAAGTAGGTATCCCGAATACGTTAGGTGTTGTGTCCACGATTCTAGACAGCAGGTTTCTCACTTCTTTAGATGCCACCTTAAGTGGGTTTTGTTCGAAGTGGGAGATATCATAGATCTTGTCGAAGTTCACCTCTTCCTGTTCAGGAGATCCCTCTTCTTCTTGCTCTAGTGCAGTACGTGTAGCAACTCTAGTCTGAATAGTGAACCCATACTTAAGAAGGTCTGCAGCTGCCGCATCTCTCCATCCGTATTTTTCAATGTTACCTAGTTCATCTGTAACGTCAAACCAGTTTTTCCATACATTGTAGAAAACAATGGCCGTCTGGCGCTGGGTCTTCTCCTGTTTATTAAATACAGTAGCAGGAAGTTCACTAGCGAAAAGTGCCTGCACCGGAGGCTTTCGTTGAAGCTTATATTTCTTTACAGCATTCTTTATTTCCTCTGAGCTCTTTGCATTTTTAATTGCATTCATCGCCTCGTCACTCATGTAGTCATCAGTCTCTGTTGCGAAAGAGTGCTGCAAGAACCAATCTGCAATAATTCCTTTGTCTTGTTCTGTTGTTCCAAGGAGTGCAGCTGCAAGAACCTTGTTGTTTTTTCCTGTGCCCTCTAGCTGAGACATTCCCTGCAACATTTGATTGCTTTCGTTGTATGTGTCAACAAATTGCATAGAGATAATGTCAAGGACTTGTTGTTGCATCTCATAGTCATTCCCCAAGTCACTCACCAATCTGTATACCTCGCCCTTGGTTTCAAACTTCTCAGCACTTCTTTCATATTTCTTTGGAACCTTGTTTGATTCGATCAAAGAATAGAATTGCTCTACACCTACGGGGTTTACAAACAGAGCTTTAATGAAGTTCCACAGATCGCTAAAGAACTTACGGATCTTCCCAGGAAGGGTCTTCCCAGTTTCTTGTGCAGTAAATACGTAGTCCCGGAAATCCTCTGCCATTCTCTCTTCAAGCTCAAGCTCTGTAGCATTGGGAAGATCAAATCTCTTTCTAGCTTCTTTGTACAATCCCTCTCTTTGCTTATCACTCAAAGACGTGCGGAATACATAGTGGAATGCTTCGTGGTATTCAGTTCCAACCTCTGCGTTGTTCCACAGGTACACAGTTGCATTCTTCATGTATCCGTGTGCAACTTTACTACCTACCTGTTTTGCAATTTCATAGAACTCTACTGGGATGTTTCGCTGCTTCAACCAAGCAATGGCTTGAGCTTTATTCAGGCGCTTACCTTTATTAGCAGACAGTCTAGTTGCAGCATCTGCAAATGCGTCATCATCTAAGTCCATATTATCCAGCTTGCCTTCATCTGGATGCGCTTCCGTCCCTGTTTCCTGTTGGCCTTTTTTCTTGCGCTTTGCAGCAAGTATGGCTTTAAGCCGCTCCTTTGTTGCTTTTTCTGCTTCTTCTATAGCCTCATCAGTAATTTCATTAGGATCGTATGCTATTCCTGGTATCTGTTCCCCTGCTTCTTCTGGTCCTACTTGTTGTGCTTGAGCTTGTGCTTGAGCTTCTTCTCGAGCTTTTTTTGCTTCATCAAACAGTGCTTGTGCATCGTTAGATTCTGCTGTTGATATAGGACGAGATACTTTTATGTTGTCTGCCTTTGGTTTTTTGTTCCCAATCTTAAGCTGGGACAAGTCAAACTCAAGACCAATACCATTGTACATAGAGCCATTATGCAGAACAATGTCAGTCATAATAACACCACGGTGCCCAAAGATTGTTTGTAGTGGGAGTGGGTCTTCTCTTGTCTCTTCTACAAGAGTATTATAGTACGATGGGTCTGCATTAAGCCTGTTAATGTCTACCTGCTTTCTCTTATTCTTTAAGGTTCTTTTTACAGCATCTGGCAACGACATTATAAAGGTAAGAGCCTCCTCTTTAGTCATGTCTTCTTTCACGATTTGGAAACCCCTGCCCTCTGGGTTTACAAAACCATCTTCGTTTTCAACAAGCTTCTGTACAAGGTTGCCAAGTATCCCAGCTTCTGTCGTTCCTTTCTTACCGTTAAGTATTGCTTTAGCCGTAGCCTCTGCTGTGCTTGGGTCTGCAAGATTTGTAAGTGTCCGGTTGTCTAATGCAACTACAAACATCCCATTCTCTAAGTCAGCTCTTGCCATCTCAGATTTTACTGAGCGTGTAGGAACTGCAAACCTTATCATTCTTTTGTCTGCATTCCGCATGTAGTCTTTTTCTACTTGCAGATATGTAGCAGATACTTCCCCAACTTCTGCTGGGCTTAGTGTATTCAAACCAACCCCATCGACCAGCTTCTGGTAAGATTCCGGAGAAGAGTCAAGTAACAGATTAAATGCTTCTTCTTGCTCTGCTTCAGTAAGTTTTGCAGTCTGTAGTACGCTGTATTTCCACTTCCCGTTTGAGTCTTTGTGCAGTGCAACTACCTGACCGTATCTTATTTTATCACTAGCTATTTCGCTAGACAGCTCTGCAATAGCATCAAGGTCTTCTTGGGTGAGCCCTTGTGTATTAGCTACGGTCAAACCTTTTTTGCTCAGGTTCTTTGCGTAGGTAACAACACCAAGAGGG